TTCAGGTGCTAGTGCTGATGTTGTGTACACAGTTCCTACTAACTATAGTGCTATTGTCAAGTTTCTGCATTTGAGCAATGGCACAGCCAGTGCTAAAAAAGCATCTGTGCAAATTTTTGATGCAAGTAGTAGTTCCTATAAATTTTTAGTAAATGCTTTATCTATGTCTGCAAACACCGTACACGACGTTGTTGCCGGAAATGATTTAGCATTACATCAAGGTGATAAGATTGTAGCGTTTATAGAGGCGGGTATGACATTGGATATTGTTGTATCCGTGCAGGAATATTATGACCCCGCAAGACAAAACTAGGAGATAGGAGATGGCACGTGTCTCTAAAAAAACCCCCGCTAAAAAGAAAACCGCACAAGCTAGGACGAAAACGAAACAGGCTAGAACGGTTAAACTTGCGGCGGGTGGTGCGCCAAAGAGCAAAAGCAGAGTTAACGAAGCTGGCAACTACACTAAGCCCGGAATGAGAAAGCGGCAGTTTCAGCGCATCAAAGCTGGTAGCAAGGGCGGCGCACCCGGACAGTGGTCGGCGCGTAAAGCCCAGATGTTGGCATCAGCCTATAAGAAAGCAGGGGGCGGTTACAAGTAACCATGATTCACGTTTTTCTCCTGTTTGTCTACGTTGGCTTCGGGGAAAACGAGAGACTAATCAGCAAAGACATGTACTTTCGTAACTTGAACGAATGTGTGTGGTATGCACAAACATTACATAGGCAGGGAAAAAAGATAACTGCTTATTGCTTACCCAAACTGGTGGATAAGGATACGAAGGTGTACTGATGTTGGCAGAACTGGCAGCGGCTAATGCGGCATTTTCCGTTATTAAGCAAGCCGTACAACATTCTGGCGATATCGCCAAAGCTGGCAGTGCAATCGCTAAGTTTGTAGGTGCCAAAGAAGACCTGCAGAAGAAAGCTACCAAGAAGGGCGGTGGCTCTGACCTAGAAGAGTTCATGGCCCTTGAGCAAATACGTGAACAAGAAGAGCAGCTAAAACAGATTATGATTTATGCAGGTCGGCCCGGACTGTGGCATGATTGGCAAAGATTTCAAGCAAAGGCACGTGTAGCACGTAGAGAAGCAGAGATAGCGCGTAAACAAAAACTAAAGCATCACTTTGAAGTATTTCTTATTACTGTTTTGTTTATTGTGGGCCTGACTGTTTTAGCTTGTATTATATTACTTATACTACACTCACAAGGAAGATTGTAATGGCACTAGCTAAGTCTCAACGAAGTTTGAAGAACTGGACAAAGCAAAAGTGGCGTACCAAATCTGGTAAGCCCAGTGCAAAGACAGGTGAAAGGTATTTACCGGAAAAAGCAATAAAGTCCTTGACATCAGCCGAATATGCTGCTACAACTAGGGCTAAGAGAGAAGGAACGCGCAAGGGGAAACAGTTTGTACGCCAACCTAAATCTATTGCTAAAAAGACTGCAAGATTTCGCAGAGGCGGGTAATGACCCACGTGACGTGCGGTTAGCTGATATAGAACCAGACATAGAGCAGCGCGTATACTTAATTAAGAAAAAACTATGGGAACTAAAAAATGTGGACCGCACTAATATCACCGATAGCAAGTCTAGCAGGGACATGGCTTGAGGGAAAGGTTGAAACTAAAAAAGCAGAAACCGCATCTAAAGTTGCAATCGCAAAAGCCGAAGCAACCATTATGGAAAAGAAAGCTACGGGAGAAATTGATTGGGACTTAGAGGCGATAAGGGGGGCTTCCTCTAGCTGGAAAGATGAGTGGCTTGTAATTTTGTTTTCGGTTCCCCTCATACTAGCTTTTATTCCCGGTATGGAAGGTGTAGTGGCTCGTGGCTTTGAACAACTCCAAGCAATGCCTCAATGGTATCAATATTCCTTGGGCGTTATCGTTGCCGCTTCTTTTGGCGTACGTTCAGCTACAAAATTCTTTGGAAAGAAATAAACATGGCAAAGAAAACAAAAAAACTACACCCCGGCGGGTTTTTAGGAAAAGATAGAACAAGAGATTTTTTAAAAGCGCAGAGAAAGGCCGCAAGAAATTTTGCAAACGCACGTCGTCAACAAATGATGCCAACTGCTGGTATATCACAAGGCCGTCCTGCTATTGGCCGCACACCTATGCCCGGCCCTGTCCCAAACGCAGCGGCCATGAAGCGTATGCAAAAACTAATGCGTCAACAACAAGCACGATTTAATGCAATACAAAAAGCACGAAGTATGCAAAATCAAGGTAATTCACGAATGGCGACTGCGCCAGTTCAAATGATGAATAATTTACCTGCTGCTGTAAGACGTGCAATAGAACGTGGGCAAGGTTTTACAAACCAACAGTTGCGTGATGCAATTAGTAACAGTCGTAAACGTCGCCGACCAAACAGAGATATTAGAAACCGGAACCGTACACGTGCAACTGGTCTTCCAGACGCAAAATATTCATAACACACAGGAATGACTGATGGCAGAAGTGACAATGGAAAGAATACTTCAGTGGAAGATACTTCCTCGCTTGATGATGCTTGGGATGTCCTTATCGGCTTGGCGGGTAGTGGAGTGGTTTATGACATTACCAGACCCTACGTCACAGCAAGCAGCACTTGTAAGTGTCGTGACAGGGGCTATGACAGGTGCCTTTGCGGTATGGATGGGACATGAGAAATGAAATACAATAAAGACGATTTAATTAAAAAGCTGATTGCCCATGAAGGTCTGCGCCTTGATGTGTACAAAGACACGCTAGGCATCAACACAGTGGGCATTGGCCGTAATCTGGATGACCGGGGTATCACTAAAGAAGAACTAGATTGGATGGACTACCCTTCCATTGATTATGTTTTTTCTGATGGCATCACCGAAGCAGATGCTATGTACCTCGCACAGAATGACGTACAGATAGTCGAGGAAGAACTCCTCCGTGCGCACCCTTGCGTAGAGGATTTGGACGCTGTACGTCAACTTGTACTTGTGGATATGGCATTTAACCTTGGTGTTCCGCGCCTTTGCAAGTTCAAAAAAATGTGGGCCGCTGTACACGCAAAACAATTTGACGTAGCGGCAAAAGAAATGCTTGACAGCAGGTGGGCAAATCAGGTAAAATCACGTAGTACAAAACTCGCCCATGCCATGCATCACGGAGAGTTTAATGGCTAGAGAGTTGACAGGTAAACAAAAAGCGTTTTTGCAAGTTCTGTTTGACGAAGCCGGTGGTAATATGGTCACGGCTAAAAAACTGGCTGGCTATGCTGATACCAGTTCTACAGCAGAAATTGTAAAGGGTCTGAAGGAAGAAATCCTTGAGGCCACACAGATGTACATGGCACAGAATGCACCCAAGGCTGCAATGGCTATGACCGGCGCATTGTATGACCCAACTGAACTTGGCATCCGTGACAAGATGTCAGCCGCTAAAGAACTGCTTGACCGTGTAGGTCTGGTAAAGACAGAAAAGATGCAGGTGGAAGCAAGCGGCGGCGTTATGCTTATGCCACCCAAAGCACCTGTTGAGGACGATGAGTAGAAGTATAGGCAAGTGGAAGCTACCACAGCCAACAGACATTAAAGATGAAAACGAATGGGTACAGATACCTCGCATTGCAAGGACTGTACCCTTTGGTTACAAGCAGAGTGAAGAAGACCCCGACATTCTTGACCCTATTCCAGTAGAACTGGACTTGCTAGAGAAAGCACGTAAGTACGTCAATCAGTATTCCTACCGTGAGGTAGCCAACTGGCTGACAGCAAACAGCGGCAGATACATCTCACACGTAGGATTAAGGAAACGGCTACAGCATGAGCGACAGCGTAAGAACACAGCTAAAAGCCTCCGCAAGTGGGCAGAATATGCGGAAACGGCAATCGCCAAAGCGAAAGAAATCGAAGAAGCCAGAACAGGCGCAAGAACCGCAACCGCAGATTGAAGAAGTTTCATATGAAACATCTGATGTTGAAGAACATGCTAATGTATTGTTCAAGCCTAATCCGGGGCCACAGACAGAGTTTCTAGCTGCTAGTGAACGCGAAGTATTATACGGCGGAAGTGCGGGTGGCGGTAAAAGTTACGCCATGCTGGCAGACCCGCTCCGCTACATGGGGCATCCACAATTTAGTGGATTGCTGCTTAGACATACAACTGAAGAACTGCGAGAACTTATTTTTAAATCGCAGGAGTTGTACCCAAAAATCTGGCCCGGTATTAAGTGGTCAGAAAGAAAGATGCAGTGGACCGCGCCATCTGGTGC